GCTGGGGATATGGTTGAGATGTCTCCGACATCAATGATTATGATACATAATCCTTCAATGATGCTTTACGGACAGGCATCGGAACTTGAACAAGGTATTGATTTTCTTAACGAAGTAAAGGAATCAATTATAAATGCTTATCAGATAAAGACCGGACTGTCACGAAGCAAACTGTCACATTTGATGGACGGAGAAACATGGATGAATGCACATTCGGCACATGATATGGGGTTCTGCGACAAAATCCTATACGGCAGTGATGACAGCACTGATAATCAAGATATGATTTTTGACAAAACAACAATGGTGACCAATACCATTGCCGCAATGCGTAAGAAGCTTAAACCGATAGTCAAGCCGGAAGACTCCAAGTATTGTATTCCGTCAGAACAGTTTGAAACAAGATTAAATTTATTGAAATAATGGGGGTAATATAAATGGCGTCAATAACTGATTTAAGACAAAAAAGAGCAGCGTTATGGGAAAAGACAAAGAAATTTCTTGATAATGCAAAACGAGAAAACGATATGCTTTCGGCAGAGGACGTAGAAACATATGAAAAAATGGAGAGTGAAATTGTTGCTCTCGGCAAAGAGATAGATATTTTAGAACGTCAGGCAGAGATGGAAAAAAGATTGAATTCTCCGGTTAATACACCCGTTCTTGAAACACCTAAAACGAACGGTAATATAAAAACGGGCAGAGCAAGTGACGAATATAAGCAGGCGTTTTGGAAACTTATGAAGAATAATCAGCTGTCATATTCGGTACATGATACGTTGCAGATTGGTACTGACAGTGACGGCGGATATCTTGTTCCGGACGAATACGAGGCAGTTCTTATTGATAAACTTGCCGATGAAAACATTATGCGAGGATTAGCTACAATCATAACAAGTGCAAACGGTGATAAAAAAATTCCGGTAGTTGCATCTCACGGTGAGGCTGTGTGGACAGATGAAGGCTCGGAATACACTGAAAGCGATGATGAGTTCGGAACTGTATCTCTTGGAGCTCATAAGCTAAGTACGATTATAAAAGTATCGGAAGAACTGCTCAATGACTCCGCATTTAATCTTGAAACATACATATCATCAGAATTTGCAAGAAGAATGGGTGCGGCAGAGGAATTGGCATTTATCAACGGCAACGGTACAGGCAAACCGACAGGTGTTTTAAATACGGCTGAAGTAGGGGTTACGTCTGCTGCGTCAAACGCAATTACGACAGATGAAATAATTGACCTATATCACAGTCTTAGAACACCGTATCGAAAGAATGCCGTATTTATGTCAAGCGACAGTACAATAAAGGCTATAAGAAAACTTAAAGACAGTAACGGTCAGTATTTATGGCAGCCGGGTCTGCAGGCGGGACAGCCGGATACAATTCTTAACCGTCCGATACATACTTCTGCATATATGCCTGAGATAGAGTCCGGCAATAAGATATTGCTGTTTGGTGATTTATCATATTATTGGGTGGCTGACAGACAAGGACGTTCGTTCCAAAGATTGAATGAACTTTTTGCAAAGAACGGACAAGTCGGTTTCCGTGTATTCCAAAGATTGGACGGAAAGCTGATATTGCCTGAATCGGTTAAGACTGTTCAGATGAAATAATAGGAGGGTAAAATGAAAATAAAGATAACAACTTCATGCTCGGGTTTGACTTTCAGTTTTTCTGAAGGTCAAACTGTTGATGTTGACAAGAAAATAGGCGAAGATTTGGTTCAGTGCGGATTTGCGGAAGAAGTAAGGGACACTAAAATAACAAGAAGGGACACTAAATCTAAAACAGTGCAATCCAAAACGGAGGAAGAAAATGCTGACGATTGAAGAGGTTAAACAGTATCTGCATTTGGATTCTGACGCAGAGGACGACTATCTCCGAATACTCATTATCTTAGCAGGAGAAATGTGCGAAAATTATACACGTCTTGCAATGCCTGATGAACTGCCGGAAAGCTATAAACAAGCTATGCTGGTGTGTATAGGATATTTCTTTGAACAGCGTGACGGAACTAAAAACGGTGTACCGAGTATATTTTATACATTGCTGAGACCATACAGAAAGGCGGTATTTTAATGGACTTTTCAAAACTGCGTCATCGGGTTATATTTTTGAAACCGCTTGATAAAAGATTAAATTCAATGAATGAAAATGTGCCTGTGTGGATTCCGTTCAAACCTAAATTAAGCAGTGACATTAATGCCGCTGAAACTTCTGTGTATGTGCTGACAGATAACAAAGGCAACGCAGTATGGAAATCGGCAGGCGGCGGACAGCTGTATTCACATCAGCTTTCTTTGAATGAGTATGCCGTATGGGCAAATGTTTCTCCGATGTCGGGACGTGAGTACGAGGAGTCACAAAAACTGCGTGCAGAAACCACCTACAAAATTACAACAAGGTATTTTCCGAATATAACCGAGGATATGAAAATTATGTTTGGACTAAAGGTTCTCAATATTGTTTCTGTTCTTAACATAGGTGAAAACAATACGGAATTGCAGATTGTCGCAAAGGAGAAAGACCGAAATGGCAAGGAATATTGATGTATTCGGATTTGACGAACTTGAAAAAGCTATGAAGCAATGCGAGAAGAATTATCCGAGTCAGGCGGACGCATTCCTTATGGCAGAAGGACGTGCCGTAAATAAGAGAACAAAATCACTCACACCGGTAAGGACAAAAAAACTACGCAACTCATGGAGAACGAAAAAAGTGAAACTGTATAAGGGCGGTAAAGTGAGAGTAGTGAGAGTTCAGTCAACAGCACCGCATGCTCATCTTATTGAACTCGGTCATAAGATTGTAAGCGGCGGCAGAACTCGGGAAAGAGGCAGAAAACTTAATCGTGTACAGCGTTCTGCAAGAGGCATTAAATCCGGCGGATATGTACAAGGTGATTTTATGCTTGAAAAATCAATGTCGGAGGCACAGGCAAAATTCAATTCGGGTGCAGAAAAACTGCTTGATAAGATAACAAAAGATATACAAATGTAGGAGGACAAATGATTACAGAAAAAGATATACAGACACGAACTGCGGAAATCCTTATGAATGCCGGATTTAACGTGGTTGCCTCAGAAGTAGATGAGGGATTTTTAAAACCGACAGTGTTTGTTTCTGCGTATCCTTCAGATGTACAGCCTCAGTGCTGCGGCGGTGCACTTGAGGAACTTACTGTTTCGGTAGAATTAAAATATATATCGGCTCTTGAAACTGTGGAGGACTGTATAGGTGCTTACAGCAGGATTAAAGAGCTTTTTTTGTACCCGACTTTCGATATTATGGACAGACATCTGACTATTCATGAAATGAATTTTGAAATTGAAAAGGGTGCAATGTATGTGTATTTTGATATAAATTTCATTCAGGCTGTGGATAAAACAGAAAAGTATGATGAAATGAGCGAACTTGTGATACGGGGGGATAAAAATGGGATTACCTGAAATTTTGATTGAATTTAAGACGAAGGCACAGACTGCGGTAACACGAAGTCAGAACGGAATTGTAGCGGTTATTCTTGAAGATTCAACCAAAGTCGGAGATGAAAATTTAAGTTATACATATAACTATGAAGCCGATATTGTGAAATCAGACTGGACAACGACAAATCTTGACTACTTGAATAAAATATTTCTCGGCAAACCGAAACGAGTGCTTGTGGAAAGAGCGGAAACAGGCGAGGACTTCAAAAAGTCATATAACGCCGCCTTGGTACGCCTTAGAAATAAGTCGTGGAACTGGCTGACGTTTCCGGGATTGGAACCGCATAAAGATTTGACGGAAGAACTGCAGAATTGGATTATAGCACAGAGAGCGGCAAAAAAGACATTCAAAGCGGTTTTGCCTTGTTCTGCGGCAAATAATGAGGGCATTGTTAACTTTTCCTCGAGCGGTATCAAAGTCGGAGCAAAGACATATTCGGCATATGAATACTGCGCAAGAATTGCAGGCTTGCTTGCCGGACTGTCAATGACAGAGAGCGCGACATATCAAGTTCTTTCGGAAATTGACTCTATAACGGAGAGCCTTACTCCCAATGAAGATATAGACGAAGGTAAGTTTATACTTATCAATGACGGCGAAAAAGTAAAAGTCGCACGAGGTGTAAATTCGCTACACATCTTAAGCGGTGACAAGACCGAAGATATGAAGAAAATCAAAATTATTGAGGGTATGGACTTAATGCGTGACGATATTCGTTCTGCATTTGAGAATAACTATATCGGAATTAATAACAGCTATGACAATAAGGTTATGTTTGTAGCTGCTATTAATCAGTATTTTGACGGACTTGTAAGAGAAGGCGTACTGTACGGTGATGCGGAAAATACAGCGGATATAGATGTTAATGCACAGCGTGACTGGCTTGCACAAAAATATGATATATCCGAGTACAGTGATGAACAGATTCGTAAGGCGAAGACGGGCAGTTATGTTTTTGTAACGGCGGATATAACATTCTGTGATGCAATAGAGGATTTGAAATTTTCTATAAATATGGAGTAAGGGAGGCAGTAAACAATGGCAGGAGAAAGAAAGCTTCCCGCTGTCGGAAAAGTAATCAGCGGTACGCACGGCTATTTTTGGTGGAACAACAGTATTTGTTATGAAATAACTTCATTTGAAGCAAAAATCAAAACAAACCGTGAAACGATAAACTTTTCGGGGCAAATGTGGGACGACAGTAAACTGATGGGTGTGTCCGGTACTTGGACAGCGAAAATAAAAAAGATTTATTCAAGAGGCAAAACGTATGCGGAGAAACTTTCAGCGGGTATTGACGAGCGATTGTCGCTTATATCAAAATTGGAGGACCCCGATAACGGCGGTATAGAAAGAGTACAGCTTATGTCATGCTGGCTTGATGAACTTACACTTCAGGCATTTGAGAACGGAAAAATTACCGAAGATGAATTTTCGGGCGGATTTGTCGGATTTAAGTATCTTGATACAATCGCTGACCCGTGTGTATAAAAAGATTGTATTTTTAATGATGGGGACACTAAAAAATGACGGCTATACAGCTGGTTTTTTATTAAGAAAAAAGGAAGGGACACTAAAATGAATAAGGCTACAAAATTAACATTAGCAGAACTTTTACGACGTAAGGAGCAGATGATTGCGTCAAAGACAATTAAAAAGACAATGGATTTATATATCAAGTCCATTGATTCGGTTATAACGATTGAAGAACCAGACGGAGCACTTTGCCGTGATGCAAATGATATGGAGGCAGGTGAGGGTGATAAATATATGTGCTATGAATGTATTAAAGAACCTGACATTAAGTCGAAGGAAGTACAGGACGCATTCGGCTATGCAGTGCCTATGGATATTGTTGAAATTATATTTGCACCGGGCGAAATACCGCAGATTGCGATTGAGTGTATGAAACTTGCCGGATATATGGGCGGTGTGGAAGCCGTAAAAAACTAATACAGACAGACGGTGATCTGCAGCTTATTCATTTCTATCTTCAAAAGGGATTTGATTGGGACAGGCTTGCAAGGTTATCACTGTCTGAAAAAATATTTTTAAAGGCGAGTATGGAGCTTGCTGTGGAAGAGGAGACGGAGAAGTATAAGGCGTTATTGGGGAGTGGGTGACGTAAAATTTGGCTCGTAATATAGGTGCAACTTTAAGCCTTAATAACGGTAATTTTTTCGTCAATATGAAGTCCGCTGTCAATGCGAGCAATAACCTTAGAAACAGTTTAAACGGTACAACGTCTGGAATGAAAAAATTCGGAAATCAGTCTTCCGGAGTAGGCGGGGTTATAACCTCGTTGGCATCTAAGGTGGCAGTAGCCGTAGGAGCGTTTGTCGGTGTACGTCAAGCGATAGACTTCGGCAAAGATGTAGTGAATACCGGCAGAGAGTTTGAACAGGGAATGGCAAACGTATCCGCAATCTCGGGGGCAACAGGTGCAGAACTGACCGCACTTTCCGAGAAAGCAAAGGAAATGGGTGCTAAAACCAAATTTTCTGCAATAGAAGCGTCAGAGGCTATGTCATATATGGGTATGGCAGGCTGGAATTCATCGCAGATGATTGACGGTATTGCGGGAATAATGAACCTTGCCGCTGCGAGCGGTGAGGAATTAGCCGGTGTATCTGATATTGTAACCGATGCTTTGACCGCTTTCGGACTGAAAGCAAGTGACAGCGGTGAGTTCGCTGATGTTTTGGCGGTTGCATCGTCAAAGTCAAATACAAATGTATCTTTGCTCGGCGAGTCCTTTAAAAATGTTGCGGCAACTGCGGGTGCAATGGGATATTCAATGAAAGATACCACCACAGCACTCGGTCTGATGGCAAATGCCGGAGTTAAAGGTTCGGACGCAGGTACTTCTCTGAGAGGTGTTATGACAAGGTTGGCGAAACCTACCAAAGAAGTAGATGCGGCTATGTCGGCTTTGGGGATTTCTGCAGTAAATACGGACGGCAGTATGAAACCTTTATCTGTGCTTATTCCTGAACTTCAGACACGCTTCTCAACACTTACCGATGCTCAAAAAGGTCAGTATGCAACAATGATTGCCGGAAAAAATGCACTGTCGGGATTTCTGTCAATCGTGAATGCAAGTCCTGATGATTTTTACTCATTGTCTGACGCTATAAATAATTCGGAAGGTGCGGCTTTAAAAATGGCTGACACTATGAATGACACGGTAAGCGGTAAACTCACAC